TTGCAGCCTTGAGGTCGCCGGTATTGCGAGCGTTCTGGACTGCTTCTTGTTCCGCAGTGATTCTGTCCTGTATGGCCTTTACATTTTCCGCTGCTTGGATTTTTCTCTGTTCAAGCGTGTCTTGGAACTGAATTTCAGCACGCTGCCTCTCGTCAAGCTGCGCGGCAAGAAACTCTTCCACTCGCTGCGCACCAGCAAGTCGATCAGCAAATACCTCTCTCTGCCTGGCAACCTCTTGGTCGTAGGATTCTTTCGTGAGAATCCCAGCCTTGACCTTTTCTTGCAGCGTGTCGATTGACTGCTGGAGATTGTCGGCGGCAATTGCCGCAGCCCGCCCTACTGCGTCAGGAACGCCAACAAGGGATTTGACCTCGGCTTTGTCTACAAGGTCGCGAATGCTTTTGTTGGTCGCTTCAAACGCTTTGACAAAGCCGTCCGAGAAGCCTTGCTCCGAGGCGGCTTGCGTGTCTTGCAGCTTCGCCTGCAGCTGGTCAAGCTGTGCCAGCCTCGCAGTGGCAGCGTCTGCGGAGGCAGTATCTTGGGCAGCACGCGCTGCCGCTTGCTGCTCCTGTACGCGAACCTGCTCACGCTCAACGGCTGCGAGATCCTCTGCCAGCTTCGACTGAGCGTCGTTGGGCTTCGTCAGGCTCTCGATTCGCTTTGCGTCCGCGTCGGCCTGCTTGGCGGCGGCATCAGCCACTTCTTGACGCCGCGCCTGCTCCTTGGTGATGGCCTCGTTGACCTTGTCTTGAGCCGCCTTGATGCGGGCGATCTCTTCCTCGTTTAGCTTCAGCGGATCTTGCACGTCTGCGACGGCCGCCTCAAATCCACGCATGGCATCAGTGATGACGCTGCTTTGGTCGACGATGCCGCCGAAGAACGAATCGAAACGCTCTCGCGTTTTCTCAATGTTGGTTTCGATTTGGAACTGCGGAGATCGCTCCTGCTGAATCCGTGCCGCGAAGGCGTCGACGAACTCCGTTGCTGCACCCTTGCCGGCAGCGCCGGCAGATGATTCGCCACCGTAAATGACCTGCGTGGCAGCCTTGGCTGCGTTGGAGGCGGCGTCCTGCAGTTCTGCGACGTTTTGCTGCATCGCGGCTTCGGATTGGATGGCCAGCCCTTTGCCAAACTCCTGCACGTCTGTCGAGAACAGTTTCCCGAATTGCTCTAGCAGCCTGCCGGTCAATCCGAGGCTTCCGTTTACGAAAATCTCAAACGCATTGAATATGACGCGGAGCGATTCGCCTGCTGCTGTGAACGCATTGCCCACAGCGGCGAATACTTCGGCAGAGCTTTTTAGCCCAACCACAAAACCGTCGAAGTTTTCAACGAATGAATCAAAAACGCCCGCGAGGTAGTCAGCACCTTGTAGCAGCACGTCCGTTATAGCGTTGGCGATTCCGGTGCCGCCATTCCCCTCGGCACCTGCGAAGCCCTCGACGAATCGAAGGAACTCATCAGTGACGGTAGTCACGGCAGGGGCAAGATTGCCAACCACCTGGCCGATGATGCCCTCGACAGTCTTCGACACGAGGTCGAACCCATCGTTCATTGCCGCGACGTTCTCGATCTGCGTCTCGTTGACGATGATGCCAAGCCGCTCGGCTCGAGCACGCAACTCCTCGATGCTGTCAGCACCTTCGCGGAACAACGGAGCCAGGGCCGCCCCTTGCTTGCCGAACACCTCCACCGCAGCGGCAGCACGATCCGCCGCCGTCGGCAGCTGCGATATCGCCTGGCCAATCGCGGAAAACTGCTGCTCTGGCGACAGGGCACGCAGCTCCTGCACCGACAAGTTGATGTTTCGGAGCGACTTGTCGAGAGCGTCGCCAGGCGTCGCCTTGCCGATGTTGACGGCCAATCGCTGGATCGACGTCCCGAATGCCTCCGTGTCCACGCCGGCCAGCTTCGCGGCGACGGCGTAGCCCTGCAACGCCTCGACGCCGATGCCCGTCCTTGCGGAGAAGTCGTTGAGCGTGTCGAGCGACGAGTTGACAGAGCCCACCAGGCTGGTGATCTGGCTCGTCACGCTCGTGAATGCGTTGCCGAGGGCACGCACACCGTCGAAGACCAAGCGGCCGATTTCAATCTGTGCGAGGATGCTGACGTTTTTGTTGAGCCGCTCAATGTTTTTGTCGGTCTTCGCTGCTTCCGAGCCGACGCCGTCGAGGTCCGACTTCGCCTTCTGTGCAGCCCGATTGAACTGCTCTTGCGTCAGACGGCCGGCGTCCAGATGCTGCGTGAGTTCTTGAATCTGCTGGTCGTACTTTTCCTGCGGAGTCAGGTTCGCGGCGATGATGCGAGCCGCAGAAGCGGCAGCGTCAGCACGCTCTTTCTCGACGCCAGTGGCACGCTCTGACGCACGGACGAACGTCTCCTGAGAAATCGCACCTTGCGATAGAAGGCTCTCCAGCTTCTCAAGCTCTGTCGCTCGCCGCTCTTCCTCAGTCGCCACTGAGGCCGTAACACGTAGCCCGTCCTCAATCACCTGCTGATACTTGCTCGCCGCTTCGGCCGCCTTGTCCGCTTCGCCGGTCGCCTGCCCCCTGGCTTTGGCGTATGTTTCCTCCGAGATCACTCCCGCCTTTAGCAGATCATCAATCTGCTGAATTGTCTTTGCTCGTTTTTCCTCTTCCGAAGCAAACTGCTCCGTAAGTCTCGCCCCTTCTTGCAGGAGTTTTTCGCGAGCCTTCTGCGATTCAGCCTCGGCCCTAGCCGCCGCTTCTACTGACCCTGTCGCCTTGTCCCGAGCACGCCCGGCAGTCTCTTCCGAAATCGCACCGCGCGCGAGCAGCGACTCGATTTTTTCAAGCTCTGCTGCCCGCCGTTCTTCTGCCGTGCGAACCTCGCGGGTGACACGCAGCCCTTCGGCGATGGCAGCCTGATAGGCGTCTTGCTCTGTCACAAGCTCCGCAATGCGCTTCGTTTCTTCATCGGCGTTTCCGGCAACGTCGAAAGTGACGGTCTTGCTTTCGGATGCGTCAATCGCCTGCGTGAGGCTCAAAACAGAATCAAGGCCGAGCGTCTTGGCAATGAGGTCGACATTCTTGCCTTCGACGCTGGCCAGCAGTGCCTTTGCGGACTCAATGCCGTCTACGCCAAGCACGCGAAGCTGCGCGTCAATCTCCGTGCCGTTTACAGCAGCAAGCTGCTGCCGTGCATCAGCAATTGAATCAACGCCAAGCAGCCGCAGAACCGGCTCAATGTCTACGGTAGAAATCGACGCCAGCCGCTGCCGGGCTTCGTCTATTGTGTCCACGCCAAGCACCGTCAACGTGGCAGCAACATCTACGCTCTGAAGTTCTGCCAGCTTCGCTTGTGCAGCGTCAATCGAGTCGAATCCGCTGGCTCTCAAGAACGCCTCGACGGTCGTGCCGTCAATCACGCCAAGTCGCTCGCGTGCATCGTCGATGCTGTCTGTCCCTAAGAACTCAAGCGTGGCCGTGACGCTGCGATCACTTAGTGACTCAATCGCTGATTGAGCAGCGTCAATGGAGTCAAATCCAATGGCTTGCAGCTTTGGCTGAATTTGTACTTCGCCCAGCGCAACAAGCCTATTCCTAGCGGCATCAATCGTGTCTACGCCAAGTAGCTGTAGCGTCGCCGCCACGTCTACGTCTTTCAACTCACCAAGCTTGGCCTGGGCGGCATCTATTGACTCAAACCCAGTTGCCTGCAGAAACGCTTCGACGGTGGTGCCGTCGAGTGCTGCCAGCCTTTCTGCCGCATCGCTGATAGTCCCGGCCCCAAGAAACTCAAGCGTGGCCGTGACGCTGCGATCACTTAGTGACTCAATCGCTGATTGAGCAGCGTCGATGTTCTCAAACCCGATCGCCTGCAGCTTTGGCTCGATCTGCAAAGCACCCAGGGCGATCAACCGTTCGCGTGCGGCATCAATCGAATCGACGCCGAGAACCTTGAGGACCGCATCGATCTGCGTACCGTCAACGCCAGCAAACTGTTGCCGCAGATCGTCCAGTTCCTCGACACCAGCGATTTGCAACGCTGCGGTAATCTGCGTGTCAGTCAGTTGAGCTAACGAGGCTCGCAGTTCGTTGCTCGCCTCAACGCCCTCGCGAACTCCGACGACCTGCACCTCAAATGTTGTTGCAATGTCGCCAGACTGAATGCGTGAAAACTCTTCACGGTACTGCTCAATAGAAATTCGCCCAGCTTCAAAGCGATCGCGTAGCTCAAGGATCGCCGTTGCCTGCCGCTCTGCTGTTGGCGTTGATCCGCTGATCGCTGCAGCAATTTCCCGCGACTGCTCTGCGAAGCGTTCAGCAGACAAGGCACCGCCTTCAAACGCCGCTCGCAGCGGGGCAATCGCTTCGGTGAAGCGATCCAGGGCAGTGCTGTCCGATCCTTCAGAAAGCTTGGCTGACTCAAGGCCAAAGTTGCGGGCGTCTATTGCACCCATCTTCAGCAGTTCGTTGAGCCGCTCAAGACTAGCCGCTCTTGCTTGATCAGCAGTTTGATTCTGCTGCGTGATTTGCAGCCCCTCTTGGAAAGCCGCCGCCGCCGCCTTCGCCTCTTCGGTCAACTGCCCAAATGCGGCAGCGTACTCATTGGGCGCGACAACGCCGTTTCGCAACTGCTGGGCAAGCGACTCGAACTTCGCCGCGAACTCCTCTTGAGCTTTGCCCGCTGCCGCCGTCTTCTCAGCGAACGGCTGGAACACAGCCGTGGCCTTTTCGGCCTGCTTGCCGAGGTTGTCGAGCGCACGATCGACAGGCGTGAGTGACTTCGCCAGCCCGCTGGCGTCGCCGCTAACCTTGAGCGCGAGTCCGAGAATATTCGCCATCAGCCAGTTCCTAGCGCCGACTGCAGCATTCGTATCTGTGCGAGCATCTGATCCTCGTGCTGCGGCGGATGCTCAATCGGGTTGAAGTCCTCGGCACTCGGTGCCTTGCCTTTTGCGGAGTACGGTGCCAGCATCGCACTCACCTCGAGCCCTGTCTGTCTCCACGGATCTGGCAATGCCTGGAAGTACCGCGTGTAAGCCATCCACTCGGACAACTCGCGAGAATCCATTCGCTCGCACAGTTCGCCGACCGTCATCTTCAAGTGCCCCGCCAAAGCGAAGATGAACCTCCGCGTCGGCGAGACACTCAGGTTTTCCCCAGCTGCTCGACGTCCGCCTCCGTCATGTTGTTGTGTTGGAGCGCCTCGTCGAAGAGCCTGCCCATGACGGCTCCACTCTTGTTCGCCAGTGACGCGACCTGCTCGCGGGTGAAGAGCAGCTCGCCCTTCTCGGTGCAGAGCACGCGAGCGAGGTACTCGGTGCGGAAGTTCTCCACACCCGTGTCCCGCTTGCCCATCCACAGCCGCTCATAGGAATCACGCTCGCCGACGCTCATCACGCGGATGTAGACATCGCCGCCCCACTCGCGGACGGTGACCTTCTTCAATCCGAGGTCGTCGCTTGCCAGAATCTGCTCTGCCGTCAGTGCCATGCTCGTCTCCTAGATGGGTGCCAGACGCAGCGTCACGGTGTTCCTCTGCACATCGTTGACCTTCTTCTCGACGACGAGTCGCTCGAAGATGGCCTTATGCGTGAACACGACGCCCGGCCCCGAGACTTGAAACGTGGCACGCTTGCCGTAATTGGCAACGCTACAGTTCGCGGCCCCGAGGCACGCTATCTCTATAGTGCCAAGGTCAAGCGCGAACGCGCTGCCGGCGGGAGCCTCCCGCGACACTGGCAGATTGCCGCCGAGCGTTACCCTGAAGTCTGTGACTTCAGTGAACGCTACGCTGTTCCACGTCACGGTAACGCCGGCAGCATAGTCAGCCATGACGGGATGCCTCCGTCACGACGATCAGCGTGCGACCTTGAAGACTGCCTGGCCCTTGATGACGTCGTTCGTCGCGAATGTCACCGACGAACTGACGACCGTGGCGTCCTTCGACAGGAACGTCACGCCGGCGTGCGAGATCGACATGGCGGCACTGGAGGCGTCCGCGACGATAGCCTTGCCGAGATAGTCGATCGTGACCTGCCGCCCAGTGTCGGTGGCGTTGCCGGTCAGGGGGCGGTCAATCGTCTTGACGGCGTTGCCGGCGGTGAGCCCGAGGTGCGACACGTCTATCGTGTTGTCGGTCGCCGGATCGGCCAGGTTGTAAACGATGTTCGTGACGGTGAAGGCCGTGCCGCCGAACGTGAACACTGTCCCCGCACCGTCATGAGGCGTGACTGCCATAGCTCAATTCTCCTGCCAGAGGATGCCGTAGATTTGCTGCACGGTGTAGACCGGCGGGAGGTCGCCGCCGGCCAACTGGGCGAATCCGTCGCTCTCGTTGTCGAGCGACACACGCGCCACAGTCACATTTTCCAATGTGCCCCCCCAGCCATCCAGAGACTGCCGGCACTGGTCTGCGATATCTCTCGCGGATTCGTAGGTCTCTGCGAAGATGTCGACCGAGAGGCTTACTGTCGGCGTGCCGATCGGCCCCTTGAGGGACTGCGTCCGCTCGACCGCCACACGCCGCCACGTCACGAACGGCAGGGCCGCCGTGGCCGGTGCGATGACGGGATAGATGCGGGTGCCGATGAGGGCGGTCACGCCGGCTGTCGCGACGAGGCGGCTGCGAACGGCAGCCTCTGGTGATTTCAAAGGCATCGTCAGACTCCGGAGAGGGTGCCTTCGCCGCGGAACGTGAGCGTGCTCAGTGCTCGCTCCAGGCTGATCCGCAGCTCCTGCTGCAGGATGAACGCCACCTGACTCTGCGACTCTTCAAAAGCAGTGCGAACCGGCGGGCGTCCTGCACGACCGCCCACGGGCGTCGGTGCGATCACGATGGGCGTTTTTGACTTGCGAAAGAACGCCCCCGGATACGGCGGATCAGTCTGGACCCGGCCGTTTCGCTGGCGGATCGTGTCGAATGGCCCGAGGGTCTTGAAGCTCGACGCGATGTAGGCGTTCTGCCCCTTGACCGTATGCACGACGCCCTTGCCGCGGACGGTCTCTTGTATGCCCATGCGGGTTCGCACAAACGGCACCGTCGGGCTTTTCCGCTGGTACGGTGTGTTGGAAAACTTGCCGACCACACGCTGCCGCGTGCCGTACTCAATGAGCCACTGGTGATTCGCACGGTCACCGGCAGACGCACTAGAGACACGGACCTTGCCGCCGGCAGCACTGCGAGAGTCCTGCCTGTTGGCCCGGCGATAGCCAATCAGGCCGACGGCAGCACCATCACGCGGGTATGCCTTCACCAAGTGCGAGGCCGCGGCCTTCAGATTGCCGGTAGGACCGACAGGCGACAGTTCACGCAGCCGCAGATACGCCGGATAGATTGCTTTTTCCAGCGCATTCTTCAACGCCTGGGCTGTGAAGTTCTTGTCGCCCAGCCCGCGGATAGCGTCCCCGACCCGCTTGAGGTCGGGAAAGTCTGCCGAGATGACGATACCGGCTGTCGCCATCTAGGTGTTCTCCTGGCAGATAGCCTCGTGCTCTTGGCGGTTGCCGTGCTCGAGCAGGCTGACAATCTCCAGCGTGCGAGACCGCCACGAGAAGCGATGCGACTGCGTCAGGCCAGGCAGATACCGCAGCCGCACGCGATGGCTGATCGCCGTCTGGCTCTGCCCCGCCGTGATCTGCTCGCGTGCCGACACGCCCTCCACGCTCGCCCAGACGGCAGACGAGTCGGACCACGTCAGCACCGTTTCGCCGAGGGCATTGGTCGTGCCACTGGCGACCTGCACCGTCACCCGCTCGCGGAGCTTGCCAGGGTCAATCATCGGTACGAGCCCCAGCGTTGAGCGTCGAGCAGCGCCTTCGCCCCGAATGGAATCTCGTTCAGCGCCCCGGCATCAGCCGCCAGCCGACGCTCGTACCAGTGCCCCACGAGCATCAGTATTGCGTTGCGGATGCCCTGCGGCACGTCGTTTCCAGACGAGCCGCGGCCTGCCCACCACGTCACAGTGACGGCGTTGTAGTCCATGATGTGCCCAGGCCACGCCCCGCCGTAGTTCGTGCGGATCACGCCCGGCGTGCTGTCCCGGTCCACCCGGTATTGCGTCGATGACAGCGTTGCCGTCGTGCCTGTCTCGTCGAGCGTGTAGGTGACCGTGACGGCAGTCGTCGTGCCGGCAGTTGCCATCGGCGGACGCGGCAACTCGATCTCGACGGGGAACCCGTCCATCTTCATGGTCAGCTGCTGGTGGACGAGCGACTCGTCCATGTACGCCTCGACCCACTCGCGGGCCGCCGTCACCAGCGACGCGATGTAGGCGTCGTCGGTCGTGGAGTCGATCCGGCAGTGACCCTTCGCCTCGGCCAGCGAGACAGGCTCAACTATCGGCTGCGTGACCGTCCGTGTGCTGCGGTAATTCAACGCTTCGCTCCTTGGGAGGTCGCCCACGCCGCCGCGGAGTCAGGTCCGCAGACTCGCCGCCAGGGTCAAGTGCCGCCGTCTCGATCAGGTCGGCCTGCCTATCCGCTACGGCAGTGCCCTCGGCGATGAGCCGACGAGCCACTGCCTCGTCGCAATCGACAACGTCGCCCGGCCGGTAAGTCGAGTAGTTCTTCTGGAATTTGATTTTCACGATTGGGGCACGCTCCATGCAGTGTCGGGGGCTTTCAGCTTGCTCGTGAACTCCGTCGTCCACTGGAAAACAGGCGTGCTGAGATCCTTGCCGGGCCACGTCACGACGTACTCTCCGTGGCCGAGAATCACTCGCGGCGTCACGAACACGCGGTTTCCGCTCTCACGCCAGTTCTTCCACCAGTAAATGTCCGGGTCTAACCTGCCGTCATTCCAGGTGCCGTCCGGCGCTGGCTTCGACCAGAACCACGGTTTCTTGCATCGCTTGAGTGCGGCCGTGCTGATTACCGTGAGCCCGAAATGTGCGGAGTCCACCTCCTGCACGGGCTCGCCGAACCAGCTGGCAGGCACCGTCGTGCTGCCGCTCTCGGGAGGATTGTCGAGCGTGCCCTTGAGCGTGAGCATCGGACGGCCGTCTTCACGCTTGGTCTGCAAGCCCGTAAGTGCGTCGCACTGGAACGTGAGCGCCATCGTAAAGAGGTGCTCGACATCGGCCCTCGTGAAGAACGTGTCGTAGTCGATGGTGAGGATGTATTCGCACTTATCGATAAACTGCTCGAAGATGCGAGAATTGACCTGATCCCAGAACGCACCAGTGCCCATCGTCGGGCGAATGCCGAGCGGCATGAGTGCCTGAGCCCATGCGAAGTGGTTGGCGGTAAAGCTCAACCGCGGCATCGACAGCACCGCCTCGACGCGAATGTCTGCCTCTGTGTTCCCCACCTTGACGATCATTCTGGTACCTCGTGAAAAAGGAAGCGGCTGGCGGGGATTGCTCCCTGCCAGCCGCCCAGAATGACGATAGTGTCAAGCGATCAGGACTCGACCGAGACCTTCACACCCTTGCCGGTCGCGTCGACCGGGCCAGCCTCGCCGCGGCCGAGCCGAGCCGAGACCACGATCACCGTGTCGGTGTTGGGGCTCGCCACCACCCGGAGATAGCGCTTCTTGCCGCGGAGGTCAACGTCCAGCCGCGAGACGGTCATCGCGTCCGTCGCGGTCTGGCCGGCGTAGGCCGCCGGCTTGAGGTCGACCGCGAAACCCGAGACGGTGGAGTAGGTGCCGGTGCTGGCATCCGACTCCGTCAGGGTCAGGGTCTGAAACACGCTCGACGTCGACGCCGCAGGGCCGGCGATCACGTCAATGGACGCATAGGCATAACCCAGCGTGTCGAGCGTCAGGGTCGCGGTCTGCGAGGACGTGTAGACCGCACCCTTGCCGGCCGCAGCGGACTTCGTAGCAGCAACGTGGTTCATGGATCAGAGTCTCCTAGGAAGGGGGTGTTGTTCAGCCGAACTTGAGGGCGACCACCGGGCCGGCCTTGGTGGTGGAGCCGAGGTCGTGGGCGACGATCGCCACGCGAGCGGTCGCGAAGGTCAGCGTCTGGTCGTACTCGATGAACCGGCTGCCGTCGGTCTTGATCGTGACCGCACGCCGCTCGCCGTAGGTCGCCGCCTGGCTCATGTCGCCGAACAGGCAGGCCACCGTGCCGGTCGTTCCGGTGAGGGCCGACTGAAGCGGATGGCAGAGAACGACCGGGAAACCGAGGAACTGGAGGTTCGCACCGCCAGCAATGTCCGAGGCATTGTTGCCGGCGTTGGCAACCATGAGCCGCAGCATCGACGAGCCGTACCCGGCCGGGCTGATGTAGAACTTCGCCGACCGCCGAGCGAACAGCGGAAGCCGAGCCACGAGGTTCGTGAAGTCGGTCAGCGTCAGGGCGTCGAACGTCGTGCGGCTGGTCGCCGTCACCACGCCCGCGGTATGCGTGCCATCGTTGATGGCCGACGCCACGCCCACCGTCCCGTGATACGTGCTGCTGCCGTCACCGATGAGGCCGGCGTTGTCGAACGCTTCCGCGAACGACTGCGCCACCTCGACGGCCATCGCGTCAGCCAGGTCCACCACGGAGTCTTCGAGCAGGCTGTTGGGCACGCGGTTGTCGATGCCCCAGAGCTTCGCGACGAGGTTGACGTTGTCGAACGTCACGTCACTGGTCGTCGGAGCAGCGTTCTCGCCGATCGGCCGAGCCGACAGTCCGCCGGTGCGACGGGCGACCAGAATGCTGTCCGTGTTCATCGAGACGCGGCGGAACTCCGACGGCACCACGCCGAACTCCTCGACGAGCCGGATGATCTCGCTCGACAGCTCCTCGCTCACGAGGACGCCGCCGAGCGAGTTGATGCCGCCCGCCTGGGCACGGCTCTCGACGCCGTGATCGCGGCACCACCGACGAGCCTCCTCGTCACCGAGCACAAAGCCCTTGAGGTGCATTCCGGCACGGTAGGCACGCTCTTCGGCGTTGGGGCCGACGAAGCCCTTGAGCTTGCCGGTCGCACGGGGGACAGCGTAGTTGCGGTTTTCCACGACGGACTCCTTGGTCTCGGGGGCTTCGGTCTTCTCGACCGTCTTGGCGGGAGCGGCACGCTCCAGAACGGCACGCAGTTCGACCTGCTTCGCCTCAATCCGCTGCAGCAGCTCGATCTGCTCGCGGAGGCCAGCGGCACGGGTCTCGAGCGAGCGGAGGGACGCCTCCTGCTCGGCACTCATCGCGGGAGCGTCACCGTCGGAGGGCATTTCCGAGGTCGCTTCCATCTCGGCAACCACCGCGGCGAGTTCGTCGAGCAGCTTCTTGAGCTTGTCCACGTGAAGACTCCTGTGTACGGGATGGGCGACGCTTGCCGCCCGCACACTCAAAACTACGGAGAGACCCCGCGACCCTTGCAGTGAAAGGGCGGCGAGAGTAAACGAATCAGCCGACCTTCAGCCGGCGGACCTCGACCGCATGGAGCACGTGCTTGTCAGTGCAGCCGCAGGCGCGGCACCGCAGATACCGCACCTGATAGTCGCCGTGCCGCTGGCTACTGGCGATTTCCAGCCTGCCGCGGCGGCAACCGCATGGGTCGTTCGTCCTAGCGGCCATGCTTGCGGAGGTACTCGCGGAGGTCTGCGGCCCGTGCCTGGATCGCCAGCCGCTTGGACGACTCCGCGTCACGCTGGCTGCGGAAGGCGTTGAAGGATCGCTGGGCTACGCTCACGTCGGCGTCGGGATAAGCCGGAAAGGTGACCGGCCCCACGTCGATCAATGAGTCGATCTTCGTCACGGTGCGGATACTGCGACCGTCCTCGACGCTCCATGCTTCGCCGCCCGGCGCGATCTGGAACGAGAACGACGAGCCACGGACGATGCCCGCGTCGATGTTCGCAGCGAGGTCGCGGCCGTAGGTCGTGTCTGGCACGGGGAACTCGTACCGCAGCCCGATGTCGTCCACGTTCATCCGCAGCGTGCCCGGATACCGAGCGAGCGGGAAGTTTGCGTCGTGGTTCCACAGGGCTCGCGTCTCCAGCGCTTTCTTGCGCCCACGCCGCTCGGCGACGATACCAAACGCCTGCGGGTCAATACGCTCGACGAAGTCGCCGAGATCGAGCGAGTTCACGCCGAACTTCGCGGCGTAGCCGACGATCCACCGCGACTCCGCGGCACCTTCCTCGGAGCGTGACTCCACTCGGAGCAGCGGCAGGTCGGCGGACTCTTCCTCGTACAGACTGCGTCGCTCGATCATGCTTCGGTTCTCCTCGTCTGCGGCGTTCATTTGCTCAACTAGTTTGCGACTCCACGCCCACCCGGGGTCGGAGCCCCACAATGCCCACGCGATTCGCCCGTTGCTGGGGAAGCCCGGCTCGCCGGGACTCCAGCCTTCGCCTTGCTTGTCCACTTCGTGCCGGTCGAAATACGCCTTCATCCGGCGTGCTGTCTCGGGGCTGATCGTCGTGCCGTTGCTCAGGTCGCGTCCGCGAGCCACGCCGACTGCCGTGCCGCCGCGGCCGTATTCGCTTCGCCATGCCAGCCCCTTCGCCGCCTCCTCCCGCACGCCCGCGGGCGGCGTGAAGTCAATGTGGTCGTACCTAGCCACGCTTCCGCCCCTTCCGCTTGGGCTTGCCGTAGGCGTTCTCCTCGACCGGCGGCGGCTCGGGCAGCGGGTCGATCTTCGTGAGCGTCGACACCTTGTGCCCGACTTGCGTCTCGGTCGCCCGCCACCCGCCAGCCACCTCTTCGTAGAGCGTGATGAGGGCGGCAGGATCTTCCTTCGTAGCGTCAATCTTGAAATCGGTGCCGGGGATGTCGAGCGTGCCGTAATCCATCACATGGTCAATCCGCCCGCGAGCACGGCCGCCCGAGGAATCCCACGACACGAAGTCACCTTCCGACACGGTACCCGGCTCAGCGCGGGCTTCGGAGGCTTGCTCGGGCTGCAAAACGGGAGCCGGTGCCGGTTCTGCCGGCGGTGCTGCCTCGCTCACTCCCGCGAGAATCGACGCAATCTGTGCGGCGGTAATGCTCGGGAACGACGCGGCGATCAGTGCCGCCGCCCCTTCCTTTGTCAGCAGCCCCGCCGGAATCTGCGTCAGGATGGCAATCAGCCCCGTGATCTGTGCACCGTTGAGCGACACGTCGGCCACCTGGGGAGACGCAGGCTCGGCTGGCTGGCCATCCACGGCCGCAGCAACGCCGCCCTCGACAGCCTGGCCATCGATGCCGCTTCCGGGCTGCTGCTGGGCGAGCACGTCGCCGACTGACGGTGGTGCCCCAAGCGTCCCCATGTTCAGCGGCCGATACCGCTCGTCGCCGCCATCGACCGGGTCAAGATTCTCGCTCGCCCTGATGTCGTTGGTCGACACGACGCCGATGTCCCACATCGCACGATAGTACGCCGACCGGCTGGCGGCATCGCCACGCAAGAGCCCCCGCACGTCGAACTCGACCAGATACCGCTCGTCGTCAACGATCAGGTCGCGCATAAATGCCGACTCAAGACGCCGCAGCCACGGCATGATCGTGTGCGTGACGAATTGAATCTCGGCCTGCGGCGTACCCGGCTCAATCCCTAGCAGATAGCCAGGGATACGGAACAGCCTGGCGATCTCGCGAAGCTGGTACTCACGCAACTCCAGATACTGCGAGTCGGTGTTGCTGGCGTATGGCACCTCGTAGGGCTTCAGCCCGCCCGTGAGGACGGCCGTCTCGTGAGCGTTGTACGAGCCGCGGTGCTTGCGGTTCCAGTTCTCTGCAAGCTCGCGGCGAGCGTCGGCGTTGAGCTGGTTGTCGGTCGACAGGATGAATCCCGGCCGGGCACCGGCACCGAAGAATCTCGCCCCGTGGATTTCGCACGCACGAGCCAGGGCAATCGCGTCGCGGCACTCCTCCACCACCGAGATGCCGTGCACGCCGTCGTCGCTCGGGCCGCGGACGTGCAGAATCTGCTCGTCGGTGTAGATCGTCTGCTTGCCCTTCGCCTCGCGGTACGTGTACCGCAGCCGGCCGTTCTCCAGCGTCTCAGTCTTCATCCGGCTCGGGTGCAGCGGCACGATCTGGTCGATCGCCCCTGACTGACCTGGAACAAGCTCGCTCTCGGCGTCGCCCCACAGGCCGACGTGCATCACCATCTGCTCGCGCCACTCGAAGCTCGTCTGCCATGCGTTTGGCTGCGAGTGCAGCTTGCGATACAGCGGCAGCTCGCGGGCGAGTCGCTTGCCGCCGCCAGGCGTCCGCTCAAGCAGGTGGAGCGGCAGGCCCGCCACCGTCTCGGCCAAAATCCGCAGGCACGAAAACACCGCCGCGACCGAGGTCGCATTCTCTGGCGTGATTCGCACGCCGGCCGGCGAACGACCGCCGCCATCGTCATCCCACGAGCGCTCTTCGCCGGGGAGCCAGAGAATCCGGTGCTCGTGAGCGATCATAGAAAAAAGATCTCGGGCGTTTGTGACGGCGTTTGGTCGGCTATGGCCCAGCACCCAATCGCCTGACATAAGGCGACGATGCCGTCGATTCGTTCCGTTGACTTGGCTTTGCTCGGATAAATGTTCCCGTAGCGGTCTTCGTGCACCGCGACGTTTCCAGCGCACCACGTCAGGATAGGATGCCCTGCGTGTCGAATCTTGGAATTGCCGACCAAGTTTTCCAGAGCCTTGGCCGGCGCACTCATCGCGCGACCGCCCTGCGGAAATCCTCTCATTTCAACCCCGTCCCCTTGCAGCATATTGGCGATCATCTGCCCGTTGAACTTCAGGTCGACCGCTAATTGTCGCACGCGATATTGCTCGCAGATGGCGGAAATGTCGCGGTGGAGAACCGTGTAGTCGGTCACGTTGCCGTCCGTGGTGCGGAGATGTCTATCGCGTATCCAGTCGGTGTACGGCACCTTGTCCCGCTGGCTCCGCTCGACGGCGTTGGATTCTGGAATCCAGAAAAACGGCAGCACGTCAATGCTCCCGTCCTCGGGATCGGGGCAGACAAGGACCAGGGCAGAGAGGTCGTAGGTCGTGGCAAGATCAAGGCCCGCGTACACAGGCCGGTCGCCGAACTCGCGGAGCGGCACCGAACCTTGCTGCCACGTTTCCGGCGACAGCCACCGAACGTCAGAGGAGGTCCAAGTGTTGAGCCGGTAGCGGAGGAATGAGTTGAGCTTGGTTGGCGACTGCTCGGCCTCTTTGGCGTCGAGGGCGAAGTCGCCCGGCTTGATCGTCACGCCCCACGACGGGTTCGCCTGGGGCCACACGTCGGGGTCTTTCCAATCGGCTCCCTCCTCCATCTCGTGGATGCACGAGAAGAACGTCGGGTCGTGCCGCCAGTTCGCCGCGACCGCCTTGGCATACTGGTACTGCTCATAGCAGATGCCCTTGCGGTCGTAGCCTGCCGTCGTGATCGAGCAGAGCAGCGGCTGCTCGCGGGCCGCGCCACCGTAGCGGAGGGCATCCCACAGGCGGCGATCTTTTTGAGCGTGAAGCTCGTCGAACAGCAGCCCGTGGATATTCAATCCTTCCGCACGGAAGGCGTCGGCGGAAAGGACGCGGTAGAACGACGCCTCCTTGCGGTAGGCAATCGTGCGGCGAGAGTCGATGACCTCTAGCTGCTGCGAGAGCAGGGGGGAGGCTCGCACCATGCTTGCGGCCTCGCGGAACACGACCGATGCCTGCTCGCGGTCGGCCGCGGCACCGTAGACCTCGGCCCCATTCTCGCCATCCATGACGAGAAGATAGAGACCTATGCCCGCAAGGATCGTAGACTTGCCCGATTTCTTTGCTGTCGAGATGTACGCTACGCGGTAGCGGCGCAGATCGTCGGCGACACGCACCCAGCCGAATAGCTCCGCGATCATTTCCTTCTGCCAATCAAGCAGCAGAAAAGGCTGATTGGCGAACTTTCCTTTGCTGTGCCGCAGCCAGCCCTCAAAAAACTCTATGGCGTGAACGGCCCGCTCGGGGTCGAACCAGTAATCAAGCCCCTGTTTTTTTGCCGCGCTTTTGGACAAAGGCTGCAATCGGGTCTGATTCGGCGTTGCCATTGGTCGTGCTTACCTGTGACCGGCTGCTCGGCGTCATGCCGAACTCTTGCTCAATCCGCAGCATTGCGGCGTGGTGCCGGTGCATCTGCGTTGCCCACGGGGCGACCTGCGTGTATTTGATTCGGAGCTTTCCATCGGTGCGGTTTGGGTCTGGCTCCCAGTGCGTGTATTCCTCGCCGCCGACTTTCACTTTCTCATAGCAGGCAAGATAGAGCGACGATTCGATGCAGTATCGCGTCAGCGTTGGCACGTCGGCCTCGGTCAGCACGCGCATCCGCGCGAGCTTTGGCACAGTGTCGTTCCAGATTTCAATGCCCTTCGCGTCGAGCGTCTTAGGCGGCGGGAAGTCTTGCGGCACGAGGGCAGGCGTCGGCTCGCTCGATGGCAGCGACCCCTTCGACGGGTTGCCGCGAATGTATTTCAGAATCGAAGGCTCGGGGGCGGGGCCGCGTTTGCCCATGATCAACCTGCCTTTCTTGCCCAAAACGCGGGGCGGTTGTTCCACAGTTTTGTCTTGATTTTCACATAGCCAAGCCGCTTCATGTCGGCGTTGAATACTCGCTGGGTGGCCTTGCCGTCTAGCAATTTTCCGCCGACCTTGTACGTGTGAAAATGACCAATGGCCGTCGTGCCAAACGCGTTTGCAATCAGCATGAATCGAGGCTTTAGGTTCCGCACTACTTCGTACAGATGCTCGATTGGCGAGTGAATGTGCTCAAAGTATTCCGAGGCAAAAACAAAAGTCGTGGGGCCGGCGGCATCTTCAACGGTTGGCACCATAGAGAACCCAAACTGCTCAGCCATGCGGCAAGCAACGCGATACTGGATTGATCCGCTGATGTTTGTCCCGACAACTTCCGCCGCGGGGAACAACTCCCGAAACGCGGATGTCGTGTATCCAGCGCCGCAACCAAGGTCTACGATTCTCCTGACTGGGGCCATTCTTGCAGCAATGCCGACAGGCGGAAAGTTTCTCGTGGGATGCAGGCCGAGCAGATACTTCCGCGAATAGACGATCCAGCAAGCCCACAGTTCAGCGAGGTACAGAGGAGAGTCGTAAACGCCGTAGTCCGGCTGGCCTGCATCAAGCGACGCATACCATCGCTTCATTAGGTGGCCGCTACGCAGCATCTGCTGCGACGCCGAGTCGCCCTGCATCAATGCTAGCGTTCTGGCCGCAAGCCTTCCGATGCCCTCAGCGTCCGGCACACCTAGGCCGGAAAGCGATTCAAGGAATAGCAACAGCGCCTTCTTGGGAGGCACCGCGGTTACGGATTGCGTGCTAGCAGTCATCCGCAATAGCTTTCTGCTTGTACCTAAGGGTCAGCCCATAATCCTGTGGCTCTGCCGAGATCGAGATTCCGTCCCTCAAGACCAGCCTGTTTTTCCTCCACGGACCGTAGTCAACCGAGTGCTGCCAGCGATTCCACTTCCAAACTACGCGAACGCAATCTGGGTGAAACGCTCGCAACGCTTCTGCCATCCTGAGCCGCCCATCCATCTGCTCGTTCTGCTTGTAAAGCTCTTCTGTGTTGCCGCCGCTCATAGTCATCGTCGGCATCTTCTCTGCTAAAAAGGCTTGGCAGAGGATTGTGCACATGCCTGCCTTGAGAACGCGAAGCGAGAGGTCTGTGTCTTCGTTGTATCTGCCCCTCCACCGAAACGGCAAATTATTTCGAATAAGGATGCACGAATAAATGCGTGTATTGAGAATGAGCGGAGGTCGCTTTCGCTTCCTTGGAATGAACATCGCGTACTGCTTGCCAGATAGCCCGACGTTCTCGTAGCGATCCGACAGATCCTCAATGACCTTGAACGATGTGCCGTCGGTCGTTCGCCACTTCATATTTTTGTGATAGCGATAAAACTTTCTGATGTTGTCATCGAGAATCCAGTGCCACGCGTGCCCTTCTGATATTGAGTGTTCCCACACCCAGTTGCGGGCTGGAATTGATCCTTGCCCTAGGTTGCTGAATGGAAGAACAAGGATTTTTTTAGGGTCGATAACCGAAGCGTACTGCTTGTATTCCTGCGGCTCGATGACTATGCGGTACGGGATATTGCGGAGCTCAAGAGCGCGCGCGGTCAGCCTAGATTCCCACCGCCCCTTAGAGATGACGTAAACCGGATGCTGCGGATTCATGATTCGTAGTTCTTCATGTCTGTATCTAGGACTTCTGGGAACCAAATTGCTTTTGTCTTGTCTGTGCACTCTTGGCCGATTGTCTGAAAAAACTCCTGGCGGTCCTCCGGCGTCTTGAAGTGCACGATGACCTTGTATTTGTCGAGCTCTTCGTTCTCGCACTCTGGCATGCCCTGCCATACGTCATCGACAGAAGCCTCTGGGTCTTTGCTAGTGTCATAGAGCCCTGCTTGCGCCGCCGTCGACGTGAGAAGCATCTGCAATGCCTCGCTGCCGGTGTCCACGTTGCGAAGCAACTCATCGAGCTTGGCGGCATCGCTGTCAGCCATCGCCGCGAGCGGGTCTAGCGTGGCAAGAATCTTGTCGGCCTCGGCCTCGTTCACGTCGAGTACCAAAACTGGTACGGTCGCGTTCGCCGCCGTCTCGGCTCGAAGGTGACCGTCGATCAGCATGAGGGAGCCGTCGGGCAGCTCACGCGCAAGGCAGGCATCTGCCATCCCGACCTCCGCAAGAACACCGCGGAGCGCATCCTGTTGAGCCTTGGGATGCGTTCTCCAGTTCTTCGGATTGGGCTTGAGGTCGCTGGCAGGCACCATACGGAGCGATTTGACGCGGTTTCGGATGTTCATGTAGGGAAACTATTAGTGAGGGGAAACGGGCTAGAGAACGCAGTTGTGAGACTCGTAGAGGGGGGGGCCGAAAACCCCCGGCCGCGCACGCGCAGGGATCACCTGTGGTTTACCTCGTTGCCGGCCTTTGCCGTGCCCCCCCTATGGGGTCGGGTGTGGCCTCCGTTCTTTATATATGCACCCTGTGTCAACCTACGGGCTTCCAAAAGTTCCACGTCCCCCGGGTCAACCACCGCGCACTGTCTTCTTGCTGTGGCACGACGCACATAGGCATTGGCCATTCGCGACGTCGTACCGGAGGTCTGGTCGGCTCACCACCGACAGCACATGGTCTGCGTGGGCCTCGCGTCGCTTGGCACACACACGACCGCAGGCGCGGCATTGCCAGTTGTCACGCTCAAGCACAGCCAGCCGCCACGCCTTGTGCTGCGGCGAGCAGTAGCCTCGCTCGTGGGCATTCGGCCCGTTGTCGCGCCTGCGGATCTGGTGATTCGCACGCGCCGCCTTGATGAACTCGATTCGCTGCGGCATAGCTCACCCTAGATCGTGGACGCCTGGCGGAACGCCTCGTCGACCTGGGCCTCGTCGAGCCCGAGGGCAGCGGCGAGCGGCACGAGCATCGGGTGCGCCCGCTCGACATAGGGCGCGTAGTCCCACTCGACTCTTGCTTCCTCACGGGCCTGTGCGTCTTGTATCGCGTCGATGGCGGCATCGACCTGGGCGAGCGACACGCCGTGCCGCACCAGCCACAGGCGTATCTGCCGTGCCGTGACGCTCGCAGGCACTGACCGCTCCACAGGCAAATCGACGCTCTCGTTCGTCCATCCGTCGCCAAGGGCCGACAGGATGTCGGTGGAGTTTGGCGTCCCGATTAGCGTCCATTGCGATGTCGGAGCGCCGGTGCGCTGCTCCTGCGCCGATGAGTAGGCCGCGAGGATGTAGTCGCTCTCGCTGATAGAGATGACTGTGGCGACTGCACCTTCAATGCCAGCAAACCAGATATACATTCTACGACCTGTTGTAAAAGGAACCGCTCAGTATTACGTTTTGGTTATAAGTGCTGCCCGCCCTGCCGTAGGTCCGCGCCTGCGTGCCGCTGTACGCGCAGATAATCATGCGACCATCCATCAAAAGCGATGCACCTAGCACAGCGTTTGCCCCTGGAAGTGTGCCTGCGGCCAGCGTCACCGTGTCCGTGACTGGATCATAGATTCGCAACGAGGTCGCGTTGAACGGCGTCATCAGTATGCGACCGTCAGGCATCAGCACGCCATAAGCGAAGGAATTGCTGGCGGGGAATGTCGCAGGGCCAGCCAACGTCACTCTGTCTGCGTATGGGTCATAGATTCGTATCTGCGTGGCGCTGAGTGGAACGCATAGCACCCTGCCATCAGCCATCAGTACGCAGCCGGCGTAAGCGTTAGAGCCCGGGAATGAGCTTGGGCTTCCGGCGGCGTAGACAGTGTTGTTGGTCGGGTCAAAGATCCTCGCCTGCGTTGCCGAGCGAGGGCAGACAAACACGCGACCGTCAAGCATCAGCGCGCAACCCTGCCAATCGTTTGCGCCTGTGGAGAACGTGCCGTAGCTGGAAACTGTGTCATTACGCGGATCGTAGACTCGCGCCACCGAGGTTGCAGACCCAGCGACTGGCGCGGGCGAGCAAAACACGCGCCCGTCTCGGAGGAGCACGCCATTATTGTGCGACGTAGGAAACGAGCCTGCTGGACCGACGAGGCTGACAGTATCCGTGCGTGGATCGTAGACTCGCGCCTGAGTTGCGCCGATGTTTGGGACGCAAAACACGCGACCGTCCTGCATCAGTACGCCGCCGGCGTAAGCGTTAGAGCCCGGGAATGAGCTTGCTGGTCCGGCTGTCGATACCGTATCTGTCCGTGGATTGTATATTCTCGCCTGCGTAGCGTTTCGCGGTGGGCAGAACACACTGCCGTCGGGCAGCGTGACGCCGCCTTGATACGCTCCCACCGTCCCTGGAAATGAGTTTGCCGCACCCGCGAGCGAGAGCGTATCTGCTACTCTCACGGACGACGCGATGCCGAATCTGATGGCGGCAGTGTAGCGAGACAGATCCGCAGAACTCCTCCAATCGGGCAAGCCGGAACTGGATCGCGGCCCGTCCGACGGCTGCGGTGATACAGCCGGCATCGCCACGGCTGCCGATGAGCCAAAGATGCCAGCGTTCATTAGAGATCAGCGCCAAGGGCCGTGACGTGCGTGGCCTGGGCCACGCTGGTCGTCGCCCGTAGTGACCATGAAGCAGACGGTAGGATCAGGTTGTTGTAGACGACTGACACGCGCGTCTGCTGCACGGTTGACGATCCTGTGGCTGCGGCAATCGTCACCTCATCGAAGAGCCAGTATGTGGTCCCGTCGTACAGGAAAAGCCGCACAATCGCCGCCGCGCTTGTGGCCGCACATTTGACCACCACCTCAGCGATCCTTGTGCCGGCGGCCACGCCCGTCAGCACAGTGCCGACGTTGCTGGGGGCGGTGTACGACGAGTCTGCGGTGGCGATGCTGACCGCTCCAACTCTTGGAGTTACTGCGAATGCTGGTGATGTTGCCATGTTCTAGCTCCTATCGGTATGTCTGCCAGAGATACAGGTTCATCGCTGCCGCTGCTTTTGCCGAGAGCCGCGAGTCTTCGAGCGTGCCGCTAGTGATCTGACTCGCCGCAACCGTTACCGGGTCACTGCCGCCGCTCGCGTGCGTGCTGGCGTGGCTGGTCGACGCCGCACCGATGTCGCTGGCGGTCAGGGCATCACTGCCACCCGTCGCGTGCGATGTTTTGTGTGCTGACGGAGCGAATGTCGATGGCACTCCCGAGAGTGACGAGTACGCGACCGTCGGCGAGGAGCCGGCCGTCACGCGCCCCTTCGCGTCAACCGTCACGCTCGTGTAGGTGCCCGCCGAGACGCCCGTGCTCGAGAGCGTGGCCGAGAACGAGCCAGTGCCGCTGCCTGTGACGTCTCCGGTGAGCGTGATCGTCTGGTCGCCCGTGTTCGTGCCGCTCGACGTGCCGCTGAACGTGCCATCCTGCGATGCCATCGTGCCGAGCGTCGGCTTCCCAGTGAGGTCGGCATAGCTGCCGCTCGTTGCCACGGTTGCCAGAGACGGCGTGCCTGTGATGGACGAGTACGGCAGCGATGTCACAGGTGCCGATACGCTGATCGTGCCGTCACCGCCGATAGTGACGTTGCTTCCTTGCTTCACGCCACCGAGGACGCTGCTCGTCGCCACCGGAAGCGAGTACGCGGCCGGGATGGTCGGCTTGTTCGTCAGGTCGGCGTAGCTGCCCGTAGTGGCCACCGTCGCGAAAGTCGGCTTGCCAAGAATGTCATCCCACGCCGTGCTGCCAGCCGTCACGTTGCCGACTGCCCACGCCGTGCCGTTCCATCGCACGACCTGGCCGGCAGTCGCACCGCCTTGAGCGAGCGACGACAGAGGCACGGCAGACACGACGAGCGATCCCGCGGAAACGTCCAGGCCAGACCCGACAGACAGGGCAAGCGCCGCAGCGGAGCTGGTGCCGCTGTTGGTGAGCGGTGCCGACACAGTGACGACGCCGCTCGATCCTGACGCACCCGGAGAGCCGGCAGCACCGCTGGCACCGAAGCCCGCCTGCACGGTCGCTGTGACCGCCTGCGAACTCACGGCCGCCGTGATCTTGTCCTCGCTGACCGAGGCCGTGACCTGCTGCGGGCTTGTGGAGACTGTGATGCCCATCAGCGAGTGACCTCGACGAATCCAGTGAGGTAGCTACGCCGCACGCTGGCGGCGTCGGTCGCTGTCAGATCCCAGCGGTACGTGCCCCGCGGCAGGTCGACCGTCTGCGTGCCGGTCAATGAGACGTTGACCTTTCCGGCCGCCGCGTCAGTCAGCGTCGTCGTCATCGCGGCGAGCGTGTTGCCGCCGACGAGCGACGAGATCGTCGCCGCCATCGTGAAGCCCGTGAGCGAAATCGGGTTGAAGTCGATCTCTGCCGACAGGCGGTCGCCGCCACGCACGGAGAGGTTGAGCTGCCCCGGCAGTTGATCGTAGGACGACATCTCTACCTCCACTAGCTGTCTGGGTATGCCGCTGTTGGGACGGTGATGGTGCTGCCCGTGTGCCGCGCCGCCCCCACGGTCCAGCGGAACTCGTCGAGGTATCCCGCCATCGACACGCCGCCTGATTGTGAGCCGATCCATATCTGAGTCGGATTCGCGACCCAGCTAGTCGAATCAGTAATCGCAGAGCCGACGAGCGTGCCGTCGATATACAGCCTGTTGCTTGAGCCGCTGCGACTGATCGCGACGTGCTGCCATGTGTTCGCGGCGAGCGGGACGCTGCCAAACTGCACCGGCCAGCCGACGTTCGCCTGACCGACCCACAACTGCTGCGAGCCTGTGAGGTTTAGGCCCAGCATGAAATACCCGCTGGCATTGGCATTGCCGCCGATGATCCAGCCCTGTGCCGTCGCACTGGTCAAATAGTGGAACCACTCCAGCGTGAAGTCGCCAGACATATTGAACGCTGTGGCACCTGGCAGGCTGACGTACTGGCCGCTGCCGATGGAAATCGACGATGAGCCAAATTTCTTTTGCGCCGTGCTGATCGTCGCTCCGCTTGCCGTGAGCGTGCGAGCTGCATTGGACGAGTCGACCATCGACTCGCCGTGGAGAAGTAGAACCACGTTGGAGAAGAACGGGTCGCTAGAGAGATCCGGCATCGTGTCTGGCCACGCTGCCGCACGCTTGCTCGCCTCTGCTTCTCGCAGCGTCCAGATCCCAGACGCCGCCGTCGAGGTCGGCGTCCGCGTGAATCCGACATATCCCGCACGCGGTCGAGTCATCGCGTCGCCTTGCCTTTCGCCTGGCAGCGATCAGCCGAGCACGCACCGCACGGACACTTCACCCATCCACCATCGGGGCGGTAGATGCGGCCCGTGCCGCTGCACTGCTGGCATGGCCTCGGAGGCTCGATGGCAGCCGGCACGTCCTGCGGCTTCGTCGGCTCCAGTGCGAGGCCAGCGTAGGCGACGTTGACGCTGCCGGCCGTGCGGGCACGCTCCGCGTCAATCACTCCGGGATCGGCGGATGACCACGTCAGCACATAGAGCAGCCAGTGCCACAGAGCGTGCATCTACCACCTCTCGTTTCGCAGCTGCACGTGGCCGTCGATGCCGAGCACGGCGTGAGCCATCTGTGTCTCGTCGGCATCAGCCGGTGCAGGCTCCATGAAGACCAGGGCGGTGAGCCCGATGCGGGCCGCGAGCTTGCCGATTTTCGCGAAGAACTTGAGCACCGGCCGGTCGGGCCGCGGTGGCTCTGGGCGAATCGGAGAGTCAGGTGCGGTCGCGAACCACCACGTCACGCCAACGAGGACGACGGCCGCGACGGCGAGTTTCTTTTGCGTGGCGTTCACTGCTGCTGGCTCCATGCGGTGTAGAGATACAACACGACGCAAGCCCCGATCACAGAGCCGACCATGCCTGCCGGCCCCTGGCCAAACGGCAGACCACCGACGACACTGCCGATGCAGCCAAGAGCGGCACACGGCACCCAGCCGCCGGGCCACTGCAGCGGCAGGATCGCCTTCGCGATGCTGCCCGCGATCACCCCGGTCACTGCCCAGACGATCAGCGTCATAGTGCGAGCCCCCAATCGGCATTTTGAAGGTCACGCCACTCGTAGCTGGTGCCGATCGCCCACGAGTCGCCCTGTTGCAGTGCCGCCTCAACGTCTCGCCGGCGTGCCCAGAACGAGCCGTCAGGCTGATCGTCGGGCCACCGCGGCCCTGACACCCAGTTGGTGTTCCAGCTGTTTTGTATCAGCCCCATATCGTCGGGCGAGCCGTTGTGCTTGTGCCTTACGCCCCACACGAGCATCGCGTGGGACCACGACGAGCCGCGGGAGAGTGCGCCGTCAGAGTCACGCACTCGCGGCGTCGGGCCGTATCCAACCTGCGAGCAGATGGCCACAGGCGTGCCTCGCTCAATCGCGGCACAGAGTTCCTGCCAGGTCTGCACCTGCACGCACTTCGCCTTGCGTTTGTTGGCTTCACGGGCCAACTCGAGCGGCACGCCGTTGCGTCCCCAATCGCGAGACAGGGAGATCGAATACTTCGACAGGTCGAACGACCCGTACTGTTGGCGATAGAGGACGCCGCCGAGCGCCGTGTCGGTGCACTTCCCAGTGAGCCAGCGGGCCGCGGCACCTCCGTAGCTGCCGTCGCCTCCGTTGTTTCTCTCCATCGGCGGGATTCTGGCGGCCGTCCTCGATCCGCCGTACACCGGCTCGGTCGCACATGCAGCCGGCGGCTCCTTCACTTTCCCCGCAACATGGTCGACGGCTTCCGCTGTGTATTCGCCCAACGCAAACGCGAACGACACGCATGTGCCCGCAGAGCCCTGGTCCCACGACCGCCACGGCGTGCCGTACTTCCGCTGGTGAGCAATGTCGACCGCACGATAGAGGAACGTGTCGCGGCCGGTCGCGTTCTTCATCGCGTCGGCACCCGCCTCTGCGAACGTCGGCTGTGCCAACTCGCCGAGGAACAGGCGAACGCCCTCGGGATTCGGCTGATAGCCAAATCCGCTATCGACGCGCTTCAGTAGGCGATGCGTGTAGTGGTCAATGATGGCTCCAGCAATCGCCGCGAACACGACGAATGCAATGGCTGACATCGTCCAGACGCTGCGTCGATGGCTCAATCGTCAGCCTCCCCGAGATTGCGGAGGCGTGGCAGCACTCGCGGCAGCACGGGGCCAGGGCCGCGGTCTTCGCTGCACTTGCACGAGGCGGACTGCTCGCGGATCTGGACAAGCTCCGCGTGGATGAGATGCAGGTAGACCGGGCACGCGATGGCAGACGCGGCCACGACGAGCACGGCAATGCAGCAGCACAGCATGAGAGCGTTGTCGACGACCTCCCACACGTGATCGAGCAGCGTCATCGGACGGCCTCCTCGGCGGCATCGGCAAGCGTGCGGTACGCGGCGACCCACTTGGCACGAGTCGTCGTGTCGAGCGGCCCGCCAGATGTGCCGGCCACCTCATCGAGATACCGGCCGGCAGCGGCGGTAGCGTGTGGCTGCTCGCGTGTCAGCGTCCGCGGCAGGAATCGCCCCTCGGCGGCAGCGACACGAACGTCCTCGAGCTGAACGCCCGTGGTGATTCGTGGCGTCGACTTCTGGCCGTCGGCCTGCAAGGCGTCGGCGATGCCTCGGCACAGCCCGGCGAAGGCGGCAGCGTCATCGGCCGCCGACGGCCCGACGAACTTACCCCGGAGCGACAGGCCGGGCTCGGGCCGAACGTCCTCGCCTGGACGCTGCGAGAACTCGACAACGGCAGCCAGTGCCGCCACGGCAAGCAGGGCGGCGAATACGATTGCCTTCTCTCGGCTCATCGCTTGGCGCTCCCGTGGAGCAGCTCCAGCCAGAGACGGTCGACAGCAGCACCGCTCTCCTCGTCGAGCGGGCCACCAGCGGACAGGCGGTCACGCACGGCCAGCAGGCTGTCGATCGCAGCCCTGGCATCCGGCGTGGCTGGTGCCGCAGGCGGTTGCACTCGGAACAGGTCAGACGGCAGCGGCATCGCCTGTGATGGCGTCGCCTTGCCGGCAGGCCACATGAGCCAGGCCACGGCAGCGGCGACGATAAGCAGCGTCATCATGCGGGGTCTCTCCTCGTGATTGCGAGCAATGCTTCAATGGCACCAGCGGCGAGCGACAGGATCAGCACGCGAGTCGCCGGCCGAATCAGCAGCCACGCTGGCCAGAACGTGATCGGCACGCACTTGTCCGCAAACGAATCAAACAGGGCGGCGGCGGCCGTCAGCACGACCGCCTTTTTCTCTGGACCCGACAGCGTTGTCACGGCGTCGAGCCCAGCCACGAGCAGGTGCAGCAACTGCACGAGCAGCCTGCCGAACTCGGCCCACGTCAGGCCGTCCGATGCTTGCTCGCGGGCAGCCGCCAGGAACGCATTGGCCTTGGCGGCGACTGTCTGGAGGTTGTCGGCGGCGTCCACGGCAGCGTCATCCAGAGGGCGGCGAATCGTCCTCCGTCGATTCTGCCGCCTGCCCCCCGTCCCCTTGCAGGGGCATCGGGAACACGACGGCGTCAGAGATGTGCTGGTAGCACGCCTGCCAGCAGTCGTCCGCCTCGTCGTGGGCGTCGCGCCGCTCCAGCAGGAACGGCTGCGTGAAGACCTCCTCCCGGCCCGGCACGAGCTTCGCCGTGGCGTCCGTCATCGTCAGGTACACATACCGACGCCCGTACTCGATGACGATACGGCGTTCGATGTAGTCGTGCTCGCGACTCATTCTTCCACCGGGAGCTCGTCGAACGCTTGGCGAGCCTCGTCGGTCATTTCGATTCGCTTGAGCGTCACCGGCCGAGGCTTGATGACCGACCGCTCCTGCCTGGTGCGATCATCCCATCGCGCCTGCACTTCCTTGCAGCGTTGCTCGATCTCGGCCGGCGTCGGGTCGCGCGTCTCGCCGCGGGCAGGCTTGTACCGCAGACGGCGATTGTTCCGCAGCGGCAGATCCCAGAGGTCACGCAGGCGAATGACCTGGTCCTTGGAGATTGTGTAGCGGACGCACAGTGCAGCAATCGGCATGTGCGAATCCCAATCCGCACGAAACGAAAGCACGTTGATCGTCGCCGTCATTCCAGCCACGACATCACCGTCCTCATCGCCGGATCGAGGTAGAGCGACCTGCCTGTCTTCGCCGCGATGGACGCATGGAACGGAACGTGCTCGCAGTCGCTGCCGTCATAGGTGCCAGACAGATACGCGCCGGTCTCGTAGGTCGTCATCCCGCCGAACGCAGATGCCACCGGAACGACAGGCGATCCCACGGGGGGCAGCCACGAGTGTTTCCAGCCGCCGATGCCAGCCGTGTAGTCGTCGAAGCTTGAGTTGAGCCGCAGCGCCCAGCAGTCGTACTGCAGCCACGTTCTCTCCCGCTTCGTTTCGCCAGACGGGGTCATCACCATCTGGAAGTGCCGCATCAGCGACACGCTCGCCATACCGTAGGCGTGCGGATTGGCAGCCAGCGCCCCCACGCCGTGCAGGAATCCTGCGTGGCTCCAGCCGCCCCACATATCGAAGTCGATCGCCACGACGAGGCTGGCATTCGGCGCGGACTCCCTTACCCACGACTGACACTCCGTCCGGTACTCCGCAAGCGCCTGCGTCCGGGGTCCAGCCCATTCGGCTCCGTAGTGTTTCCGGCCGAGCGTCTGGTCGATGTAGGACGCCTGCGGATACTCCTGGCAGAACTCCTGCAGCACCCGCGGCGTCTCGTCGGTGTTGTCGTTCGTGCGAACGTGCAGCCTCCACGAGCGGACGCCGTCGCACAGCTGCACCAGACGAGCAAGATTGCCCGCCAGCCACTTGTCGCAGTTGCGGGCAAGACCGACGAATGCCACGTCGGTATCACGCAAGACGTCGACGCCTCGCTCGTAGTTCGCCTTGAAGTCCTCGACGAACACGTCCAGCGGGTACAGCAGGTGATCCGGTGGAGATTCCATCACTCAGCCCTCGTGCTTCACGTGGTCACAGCAGGCAAAGCAGACAGCGTCGCACCACTCGACACGACGCTCTAGTTCATTCAGTCGCACGCTGCCGTCGACTTTGCAGATTGGCTCGATGTCCTGATACGCAAACGTCACGCACTGATACAGCGAGCCGTCCGCTCCGACTGCCATGAGCTTGTCGTGCCGATTGCAGAGCTTTCCCTGCGGCGGCGGTCCAGCGAGGTAGACGTTGCCCGGCCCGAGGATCTCCTCAGCCGCCGCCTTGAGGTGCGACACGTCCGCCGGGCCATGCGTGTCGAGGTGCCAGTTGATTCCCGCCAGCGGCAGCGAGCGGAGGTACGCGAGCGTCTCGGCGAGCTTCGAAACCGTCGAGTCGGCAATCACGACCGTGGCCCGAGCAGGACAACCGCACTCCGCGAGCATACGGATGCTGCGGCTGTACGAGTCCTCCATGCCGCTGCACGGATGCCACGACGCAGTCCAGGCAACGCATCGCTCGAGGGCACCCGTGGCGATGAGCCGCTGAATCGCCGTGCTCATCAGCGTGTTGCTCGTGATCGCCCAGCGATGCGGAATCGCCGCGAGGATCTCGGGCAGGTCGAGACGCATCAGCGCCTCGCCGCCGCTGATCTCCAGGTGCCCGCCCATCGCGTCGTAGTTGGCGGCGAAGAACGCAACGAGGTCCGCAGCTGGGGCACGCTCGTCGGACGACGTGATCTTGCTGTCAAAGATCAGGCGGTTCGTTTGCTTGTCGATTGAGTATGGGCAGTACGGGCATTTTCGGCCGTAGCTGTGGCCAGCGCTGTAGTTCTGGCATGACCACGATGGGAACCAGACGAGCTTCATTTGGATTGCACCTCGCGCCCGAGGCAAGCCCGTCCAGCATCAGGGCG